GGCATCCTTATCGCGGTCGCTCCAGCCGCCTTCATGCTTGGCGAGCAGGCGCAGCGCGGTTTGAAAATCAGCGTTCATCATTGCCTCCGGGCAATAAAAAAGCCCGCGTGAGCGGACGGGGAACAATCTGCCTACGGCGGCAAACTGATAGGGCATGACATGCGCGGAAGTATGCGCGCATAAACAAAAAGCCCGCACAAGGCGGGCTGTTTGTAATTCCGTAAATAACGGTAGTTTTGTTTCAATTCGCGCCCCGAAGGGCGAATATCAGGTTGTAATTGCAGAAATCCCAACCTAATAGATTTAGTATAGTTTTGCAGCGCTCCGAAGTCAATAGTTTTCGCGCGGAATATCTCAGGTAATTACTCCAGCCAAAAAAGCATGACCTTCGCGCAGAAAAACCCGCGCGGCAGTTGGACTAACTCCGCAACGTTTTGCCACCCCGCGCGCGTCGTGCTCGCCGTTGATATACCGCGCCACAATCGCCCGGTGCGCGTCGGGATACCTCGCCTTGAGCGCAGAGAGCGCCTGATTTACTGCCTCCGCCTCATCATCGGACAGCGGTGCAACATCATCGGCGTCCGGCGTGGACTGCGCCAACTTGCCCAGATTGCAACGCGCACCCTGCGGCGTCCCGTTGCGCAGCAGGTTCCATCGGCGCCAACGGAGCATGTGATACTCAATGCTCATCCAATCACCTCAATACGCACCTCGCAGGCGGCTGTGTCGCGTACCTCGCCGCGCAGGACAAAGAGGCGGTCTATTTGCCCGTCGTTGCCATAGACGCCCGCTTTTTCGAGGGCGTCAAGGCACGCTTTGGCGCGGTTGTCCACATCGTAGGGACGGCGGCTGTTGGCGTGCAGCGTCAGCGTGACGGCGAGGCGCTGATGCGGATACAGCACCACCGGCGACTTGCAGCGGCGCAACACCTCGGCGCGGTACGCTTTGCCCTCGGCGCTGATGTAGGTGCCATTGCGCCCGTGTCGCCAGTAGTGGTTAAGCGACGGGGGAAAGGGCAGGCGGGCGGTGAAATCACTCATACTGACCCCACCGTGCCCACCTGCTTCCTTAGTTCGGCAATCTGCGCCATCTTCGCCTTCTGTCGCGCAAACAAAACTGCATCATCCTTGTGCGCAAAGTCTGCTCGCCACAGCGGATAACCATCCACCACCTCGTACAGCCCCCAGAACTCCGGCACCTCTTCGCCTTCTGGCCGACGCACATGGCCGCCTTCGGCAATGCAACTATATACTTGCCACCCTTCCGCGAGTTCTCGCGCCTGCGCCTCAGCCTGCGCCGCCTCTACAAACAGGTGGGCATCCGCCTCGTTGTAAAAATCAGCCTGCCAATATCCACCATTATCAGGCCCAAACCCGAACACGCTCCATAGCTCAGGAGTTTCTCCTTCTTGCGCGTGTCGATATTTGCCGTCGTTCCCCATGATGTCGGCGCTGATTACCAAACCTCTGTCCACACTCCCCCCTCATCAACAATCTTGTGCGCCTGCTCCATTAACGCCCGCTCCGTGCCGTATTTTGCTTCCCATGCCTTTTTGCCTGCATGAAAAGCGACGCCATAGCCGCCAGTGCGGTGATGCCTGGCGCATAGCGGCACGGTCTGATAGTGGCTGGCGCGTTGCCCCATGCCCTGCCCGTCGCGGATATGGTGGATTTCTGCCGCGACGCCATATAGCCCTTCGTTGCGGCAGACAATGCAGCCCAGCGCGGCAAGGCGGTTCAGGTATTCCCGTTCAGATTTCGTCATGATTGCCCCCTCAAAACATGTATTCCTGCCGCGTTTCTCGCCCAATCCGCGCGCATGCCACGGCAAACGTTGCCGGGTCGATTTCGAAACCAATAAACCGCCGCCCTGTTTTCTTGCAGGCTACTGCCGTCGTGCCGCTGCCCGCGAAGGTATCCAGCACCACGTCACCCGGCCTGCTGCTGTTCAAAATCATCTTCTCCACCAGTGCTAGCGGTTTCTGCGCCTGATGCTGCTTATCTTTGTCGAAGCTCACGGTCTTAATACGCCACACGTCCGCCTCACTTGCCGGGAAAGCCCGCGCGCTTTCGCCTTTGGTGCCGAACATGATCCACTCGTGCCGAAAACGGTAGAACGCCCCGGCCTTGATCCACTCGTAATCCCAGACAATGCAGTTGCGCACCGTCAACCTTTCCGCAATCAGCGGAAAGAGAAAGGGGTAAGTGCGCCAGTCGGTGTTGATGTAAAACGCCGCGCCGTCTTTGAGCACCCGTGCCACCTCGCGGAAAAACACGGTAAAGAACGGACGGATCAAATTGTTGTCCGACCAGTTGCCCTTCATGCCGTTGCTGGTCGTACCGATGCAATAGGGCGGGTCGGTTACCAGCAGGTCGATGCTACCGTCCGGAATCTCCGCCAACAGCTCAAGACAGTCTCCGCAGCGCAAAACTGATGATTTAGTCATCGCAGCCACCCCAAATCGTCATAGCCGCACACCGTCGGATCAGGGATAAACACCTGCAATTCATCCGCTGCCCAGCGCCGGATAGATTCGACGTATTCCTGAAACTCCTTGCGTGGCAGCTTGGCGGTCGAGGGCGCAACGGTAATCTGCAAACCGGGCAAGTCCGCCGACGGCAGAAAGCGCGCCTTGCAGAACTCATGCACCACTTCTGCCGCTGATAGCCGCGCGGTTTTGCGCAAGGCGTCCACCGCGTCATTCACAAAATAGCCGGGGTCGTTATCCACGATGGTTTTGTACACCACGCCCCACAAATACTTGTTCTGCCGCAGCGTCCGTTTCTTCTCCTCCGGCTCAATGCGCACCACCATGATTTCATCGCCGCCAATTACCGCAGATTGCAATGCGCGAATGGCATTGCCGCGCACCAACTCATTCACCAGCCGGAATGCTTGCCCGTTCATTTCAGATTCCCCAACAATTTCTCGATAAACCCAAACACCTCATCCAGTTTCGCCTCGCGGTTCTTGCCCTTGCGCAACATCACCAGCGCCAGCCGGTCATTCTTGCGCTGGCACAGCGGCTCAAACTGGCGGCACAGCTCCGGAATCACATCGGGATTGAGCCAGCGGGCGAGGCAGATGTTAAGCACCTGGTCGATGTACCAGGCGTCGTAGCCGTCGCTGACTGGCTTAACCATGCCGCCCCCGCTCCGCAACATTGCGCCGGTCATATCGCCACCTCCATCACCTGCCGCATACGTTCGCCAATCCAGCGCATGACCGGCACAGCCATACTGTTACCTATCGCTTTGTAGCGCGGCCCGTCCGGGCAATCGTCAGCAGGTTTGCCGCGCCACGGGATGCGGGTGTGATCGTCCGGCATCCCTTGCAGGCGCTCACATTCGCGCGGGGTCAGGCGGCGCAGGGTATGCCCGCCCAGCAGTACGTTATCCATGCCGTTGTGTTGGCAGCCGAGGGCAAAGGCGGTATCGCTAACACATGGGTCTTGACGGCCATTCACTACGATTGGCGCTTCATGGTTACACGTCAGCGTTGGCGCGCTGTCAATACGGATTTCAGCACCCCCTTGTCCATGGGCCATGCACAGCGTTATTCCGCCGCTTTGTGTTCCAGCGCTGCCTGCATTAAGGGTGGCAATGTCTTCCCCCGCCGTTCTGCGCGGCTCAAAATGCCCGCGCACGCCTGCGCGCTCAAAAAGTATCTCGGTGGGGTCAATGGCTCCAACACCTGCGACAACGAAGACGCGACGGCGTCGCTGGGGCACGCCGAAATATTGCGCGTCGAGGATGCGCCAGGCGACAACGCGCCGGTCAGACACAACACCTGCGTCCGTCCACCTGCCCCCTGCCGGTTGTAATGCCCCGTCAGCCCCACAAAGCGCGCCAAGAAGGCATCCGAAGGCGTTATCGTGGGTATTGAGGACGCCGGGGACGTTTTCCCACACGGCGACGGCGGGGGACTTGCCGCCCCGGCGGCGAACAGCATCAATTGCATCAAAAATCCTTACAAATTCCAGGGTGAGATTGCCGCGCGCATCGCTCAGGCTGCCGCGCAAACCGGCAACAGAAAACGCCTGGCATGGCGTACCGCCGACCAGTACATCCGGTGCCTCAATGTCGCCCGCCAATACCGCGTCGGCGATACGGGTCATGTCGCCGTGATTGACAATGTGCGGCCAGCGATGCGCCAGCACCGCCGCCGGGAACGGCTCGATTTCTGCGAACCATGCGGGCTGCCAGCCAAGCGGTTCCCAGGCGAGAGATGCCGCCTCAACGCCGCTGCATACGCTGCCGTAGCGGATGGTCATGCCTCGCCTCCTTTACCAAACATCCGCTTGCCAGCGGCCAGCGCATCCAGATTGACGCCCGCACCACGCAAGCCAGCATTGATGTTTGCCCAGAATGTTTCCGTTTCGGCGCGCTCTTCCGGGGTTTCTGCCCGCTTCGGCGGCTCCGGCAGGGCGGGCGGTGGTGGCGGCGGGGGCAGGATTTCCAGCAGGTGGGCGGGTGACGGCCAGCGCTTGACCATCCGCGCCAGCTGCACACACGCCTCGCGGAAACGCGGTGCGGCATCGTCGCCAAAGGCTTTGTCGTAGCCAATCACTTCCATCCACACCTGCGCCGTGTCGGTGAGGTTCTCAGCCGCAGGTGCGTTTTCCAGCTGCAACGTCGCTAGCTTCTGCAAGCCCAGCATGATTTCGCGCTTCACGCTTTGCGCCATGTTTGTTTGCATCTCAAATCTCTCCCCGGTCAATCATTGCTTTCATTTTCTCCAACGCTGCCAAGCCTTGGCTCATCTTGCTCGTCCGTTGCAGCGGCATCGTGGCGGCGCCAAACCCGCTTGGCACACCAGCGGGCTGCACAACCTCGCGCCCCTGCTGGTCAAACACGCGGCCTTGCACCGCAAACGGCTGGCCAACCTGCCGCGCCAGCGCCAAATCGGACTGCTCGCGCTGATAGCCCTCGGCGTAAAACGCGCGCCACTCCTTGCTCGCCGCGAACGCTGACGCCTCCTGCACGCTGATACCCGCCGCCTCTGCCTGCGTGCAATGCCGCTGCCAGGCGGATTCCGTCATCGGCTTGCCAGCGCGGTATTGCCACCAGTCGCGGGCGGTCGCCTCCGACACGCCCCTCGCGGTCACGAACGCGACGAACTCGTCCGCCTTCGACCGCCGTTTCGGTTTCGGTGGTTCAGGTTCAGGGGGCGCGGGTGCGCATTCCCCCGCAGGGGGAATATCTAATCCTGATGTATCTAATCCTGTTGTATCTAATATGTCGGATTCATTTCCGAGGTAATTCGGATTTATTTCCGAGCTTTTCCGGATTTCGTTCCGAGGTTCGGGTTCATTTCCGAGGTTCGGATTTATTTCCGAGCGCGGCGCAACGTTCCATTTCTTGAATTTTTCGGTCAGATGAATCATGTCTCGGTCGCCCTGCTTGATGTACTCAATCAGCCCCTTATCGGCGAGATGACGGAAGGCGCGATAGACCGTGTCCGACTTGGTAAAAAAGCCGGGCAGCTCATCCATGACCCGCTTGCGACTCACCCAAAAAAACATCTTGCCGTCAATGACGGATGCTTCCGCCCATGTGTGCGCCTGATTGAGTGCGCATACCAGCGCAGCATGATTGGGGTTTAACCCCCACTCAATCATGCGCGCCTGATTGAAATAAATGGTGAGCCTCATGCCTGCCCCTCAAAAAACAACTGCATCCCGTCCGGCAGGGGCAGCCAGAAGGCAAACCCTGCATCCCCAAACCACGACACCAGCGCGGCATCGGTCGCCCACGCGGGCAGGAGCTCAATGCCATCCGCATCCATCACCGCACCCAAAGGCGTCCTGAAAAACACATCAGCCCCGCGGCCGTCCTTGCGCAGCGCGACAAAGCGCGTGCCACGTGCGGGCATCTCGGCAAATCGCCAGCGCGTATCCCGCGCCGATGTAGTCGTTACCCCAAAACCCACGGCATAGCCCTCCGGCAACGCTGTCCAGCACCAATGACCGCTCTCATACAACCAATCCTCCAGCTCATCGCCAACCATCACGCCGTGGTCATCGCCCTCGGCGTCAAACAAATGCCCGTCGTCGCTCCAGACAAACAACGCTGCGCCGCTGCCATCGTCATACAGCGCGACAAACCTGCCGCGCTCCGGCGGCTCGTCATACATCCAACTCATTGGTTCTCCCACGCAAAGCGGAAATCGTCCGGCAGCGGTTGCCAGCAGACATAGCCCGCATCCCGCAGCCAATCAAGCAGCTCCTCACCAGAAAACGGTTCCTCGCCATAAACAAAACAGGCATCCCAATCAAGGAAACTGCCCTCGTCATCCCACCAGTACAGCGTTGCCGTCCCGTCAGGATGCACGGCAACAAACCGCCCACGCGGCGGTGCCTCGTCATACAGCCAGCTCATGCCGCCTCCTTCTTGTCCAGCAGGCGGGCGATACCTTCCACGCCGCGTTGAAACACCACCGTCTTGATGCCGATTTGCCAGTCGCCGTTGGCCTTCTGCCATTTCGTCTCCACCTGGCGAAACCAGCCCATATCCACAAAGCGCTGATAGGGCGCATTGCGACTATCCAGCACGCCCGCCTCGCGCAAGAAGGCAAAAAGGCGGTTGCGCCCGATGCCACGGTTCAGGACTTTGGCGACCGTCGCCATGTCGATAGCGTTGTCGCTTCCCGTGACGTCGTGGTAAAACTCCACCTTCGGCGCGTCTTCCGCGACCTTCGCCTCCAGCGCTGCCCGCTGCTCGTATTGCGCCGCCCATGCCCGCGCCGCCTCGGCCGGGTTGGAAAAATCCGGCAGGGCGGGTTTGGCGACTTGTGCCTCCAACTCCTGCCAGCGGTCAACCAGCCGCGCCGTGAACTCCGGCGACAACTGCGCGACGACGACGATGCTGTCGCGCTTGCCCTGCTCGCCGGAAAAGACATAGACCCTGCTTTTACTGTTCGGGCTAGTTGCCTGATTGTTTTCAACTTCCACCAATGGCGGAAGTTGGATAACCCCGCGCTCGGCAAGGCGCTCTATGGATAACCGCACACTGTCATGACGGGATTCGACCAGCTCGGCAATATCGCGGCTGGTCATCGTCAGGACGCGCTTGTCAAAAGTTTGTAAATTAGGCATAATCAAACCTCGCATGTACTTGCCGCCCAGTTTCCAGGCGGCATTTTTTTGCCCAAAATTCGCCCACGGTCAGGCCTCCGCTTCTGCGGGCTCGGGGACAATGGGCTTGCGTACCAAATCGGCATTTTTGCGCGGCTCGACCGCGACATAACCCGCGAACAACTCTGGGGCGAGGCGGTCGCGCGGGATACCTGTTAACGCTTCAACCTGAAGCAAAACAGAAACAGGAAACCGTCCCTGTTTGACGTACTTGGCAATAGCGGTCTGCCCCTTACCTAACTTCTGCCCAAACTCGCGCTGCGTGCTTGCGCCAGATGCCGCAATCGCTACCTTCACGATATTCATAAAAAGTGATACTCCATAGGGAATTTGCGCCCTATTCTATCACTTAAAGAGAATTAGTAAACTCTTAAAGAGGTTTGCACCTTATCACCTTTAGTGGTAATTTATTGCTAGCTTGTAATAAAAAAGGTGGCGCAGATGAGCCTTGCTGAAAACGTCAGGATGCTGCGGGAGCGCGCAGGGATGACGCAGGCAGAGCTGGCAGAAAAGCTGGGGAAAGGACAGACAACCATTTTCAAAATAGAGAATGGGCAGACGTTGCGCCCGCGTTTCATGGACGAGCTGGCGCAGGCATTAGGCGTTACCCGCATCCAGTTGGAGTTTGGCACACCAGACGCTTCCCCCGCACCGCGGCCAACAACAGAGGAAAGCGTCCCTGCGCTCGTTACTCCTATTGAACCCGGGGGAGGCTATGACGACGTACCAACGCCGCTACACAAACCAGACAGCAATATCGGCAACCCCGGACGCTACCGCACCTGGAGCAGCAATGACCCGCTGCCGTCAGATGAATTCAGCTACATTCGCTACAAAAAAGAAGTTGCATTCAGGGGTGGTGATGGCAGTATCGAAATGGAGGACTACAACGATTACAAACTGCCTTTTGCAAAAGCCACACTGCACCGCCTCGGTGTAACTCCCGATCGCGCCATGTGCTTCACGGTTGAAGGCGACAGCATGGAGCCGGTATTGCCGCCGGGGGCAATGATAGGTGTGAACTTCGATGACATAAGAATTAAAGACGGTCAAATCTATGCCTTCCGCCATGATGATTTGTTCCGCGTCAAAATTCTCTATCGCCTTCCTGGAGGGCAAGTAAAAATCAGCAGTTATAACAACGTGGAATACCCGGACGAGTTTGTATCTATCGAAGAAATCATAATTATCGGGCGGGTGTTTACCTGGTCAGTATTGAATTAAACCAATGGAGAACGCCATAAAAACAGCAATATTAGCATTGGCACTTGCAGCAGCTATCCCGTCTGTTTACGCGGTACGGTGTAGCGATTTCAGTAACCAAGAGGAAGCGCAACGCTACCACGACGAACACGGCGGAAATACCAGCCTAGACCGCGACCATGACGGCGAGGCGTGCGAATGCCTTGAAGGTGGAAGTGCGTATGGCAATCCTAAATGCAATCACTAGTTAGGAGAAAAAATGAAACACCTATTTTTTATGCTCTCAGGAATGTTGCTTGCAAGCTGCGCAACCAATGTGACAAAAGAACTTGTTGCCACCGGAGGGAGTAAAGCAGACGGTGTAGTAGAATTAAGTTATCAGTACAACGAACTGGAGAACCCGATTGTTGATAAGGCAAAAGGGCAGGAAACCGCAGAAAAACGCTGCAAGGCATGGGGATATAAACGTGCCGATGCATTTGGTGGAGAAAAAGTTATTTGTAACATCTCGCCGGGCGCATGGACGTCTTGCGGAAATTATATTGTAACCATCCAGTATCAATGTCTGGATGAATAAAACCCTTAATCTACAAACAGGAGAAAAACGATGAAAACAAACAAAGCACTACTGATAGCGCTCCCTCTAGCGCTCGCTGCCTGCGGCGGCGGTGGCAGTGATAATCCTGCGGTGGATAACACCAAGCCACTTACACCAAACTCCGACACACAAAATAATTCACAAAACTCTAGCACAAGTATGCCGGATAAATATGGATTAACTGCCGACGACCGAGACAAGGCGGCACAGTTTTCCAAATCCATACAGGGAGCATCTA